TTATTCTGACGCGCGGCGGCCTGTTGGCGTACCGCGGCCTGTTCCGCTGCCTTGGCAGCTTTATCATAGGCGCGCTGTTCGGCAGCGGCCTGGCGCTGGGCGGCAGCCTGCACCTGAATGGCAAGTCGCTGGCGGGCATCCTCAATGGCGGCATATCGCTGGTCCACGCGCCGGGCAAGGGCATCAACGCTTTTGGGGGCTTCCTCGCCCAGTTTTACCTGCGCCATGGCGGCGTTGAGCTGGTTTTTGCTTTCCTCAAAGGCGCGGACAGCTTTGTTCAGGCTGAGCTGCGCCAACGCCACACTCTTGCTCCAGGCGGCACCGGCGGCCTGGGCGGCCTGGGTGCCGGTGGCGGAAATGCTTTTCTGGATCTGGTCCCCAACGCCGTTAAAGGCGTGCTGCACCTGGGCTTTGGTACGGGCTGCAGCCGCCTGCAGTTGGGCGTTGATGGTATCCTTTAAGGCCAGGTCAAAATAGATCGTGCCGACACTGGTTCCCTCCGGCATCAGGGTTCACCTCCAAATAGTTTTGCCATTGCTGCTTCCAGGCCGTCCATCTGGCGGCGCAGGGCTGCGGGCGGCGTAGTTTCCAGGGCCCGGCGGGCAAGGTGTGCCTGCCATTGCTGGTGGATGCGCTGGGCCCACGGCCCCATGGCGGCCAGTTTCTTGCGGTCGGTTTCGCCCCGCACAGCCACAACGCGGCCCAGCGGGGTGTTGTCCATCAGGCCGCCCACCAGCTTTGCCCACTCGGAATAGGGCAGTTCTTCCTGCGCTGCGGGCAGAATGCCATACTGTGTGGCAAGGCTCTGCTCGATCAGCACGGCGTCAAATGCGGCGTCGTACAGCGGCTGCGGGTCATTCGGCGGGGTCCTGAAATCGCTGCTCCACAACCTCCGGCTTTTCACCGGTGGCGGCGCTGATCACAAGGGTGAACAGCTGCATATAAGCGGGGAACGGCAGGTCCATCTCGTTCAGCTCCTTGGCGGCGGGCTTGCCCAGCGCCAGCTCCAGGCAGCGGTCGATCACATCCGCAGAGGTGTTTTTGGTGGCGCTGGTGGCAGCATCCAGAATTTTGGTCACGGTCTTTTTGCGGTTGTCCACGGGGTAGATCTTTTCGCCCACGCGGATCTCCGGTGTTTCGGTCAGCAGCTTGCCGTCCAGGGTATACAGTTTGCCCATAGGGAATCCCTCCATTGTGTTGTATTCATTTCAAACCCCAAGCCCGCCCGCCGGTTTGCCCGGCACAAAACAAAATCAGCCGGATGCAGCGGGGGTAAAGGTGGGTTTGCCGTCACTCTGCACCTCAAATTCCAGCCCCGCCACGTTTGTGGAATCACCGCCGCCGGGGTTGGTAACGCTCAGTACACAGTCAAATTCCAGCTTAGCACCACTGGGAAACTCCCACTCAAAGCTGCTGTCGCAGGTGGAGCCGGTGCCCCAGGCGCTGTTGGCAACATAATCATTGCCGGCATCGCCGATGCTGCGCTTGCCGGACAGGGTGATCTTCAGGCTTTTGCCGGTCACCATGCGGCGCACCCAGCCTTCGGCCTCCATCGGCTTCCACTCCTCCACGTTGCCGTCAATGGCAACGGTAAAGGTTTCCATATCGGCGATGGTGTTTTTGGCGGCGGCGCCGCGGGCACCAATCTTGAATTTGTTTTCAAATACGGGATAAACACCCGTTTTGTTTGCCATGGTTTTCACTCCTTTTTACAGGTCATTGTCAGGTTGATGGCGTACTCAAACACGCCGTCGGCCCCGCGCCCAAGGGGAACAGGCCCGGCACCGGGGTCTGCCAGATACACAGCCGCGCCGGACATTTCAGCGCCCATCAGGCCGTAGAACAGTGCCCACAGGGCATCCGCTTCGGTTTCGGCTTCCGGTTGGGATTTACCCCATCTCAGCAGCAGGCGGAAGGCCTGCACCTGGTAGCTGGTTTGGGCAGCACCGCCCAGGGCAATGTGTGCCGGGCCGCTGCGGGCAGCAGGGTAAACGCCCAAAAAGTATTCAGCGTTGGCGTCTACGGTCCCCAGGCGGATGCAGCTGCCCAGCTCCGGGCGCTGGGCTTTCAGCCAGTTTTTCAGCTGTTCGGTGGTCATTTGGGCAGCCTCCGTTTCAGGGCGGATTCATAGGCGGCTTGCAGCCAGCCTTCCTGCGCACCGCCCGGCATCCAGTCGTGCAGCCATTCACCGCGGGCGTTGGCGTTCTTTCCGGTCTGGAAGTGATATTCCGGGTGGTGATACAGCCGCCGCGCATAGGGGGTATCTGTGACCAGTGCGGTGTGCACAGTGTCCGGCAGCACCTCCTGCACCACGCTGGTGCGGGCGTTCTGCATGGTGCCGGTATCAAACGGCATGACCTGTGCGGTGGTCACCTCGGTGCGCAGCAGACCCATAGCCTCCAGGGCTGCATCCTGCATGGCGCGCTGGATGGCTTCGATCGCGGGCTGATTCAGCTTAACGTCAATTTCCATCAGCGCACCTCCAGGCGGGTAAAGTTCACACTGCCGTCCGGGTTGTGGCACTTGGTGCCGCGGTAGATCACCCAGCTGCGGCCGTACAGGGTCAGGGTTCCGGCCAGGATTTCAATGTCCGGCGCAATGTCACCGTCAAACAGCGCTGTGCCGGACAGGGTAATCAATCGCCGTTCAGCGTCCAGTTCCTGCCGGGGCTTGTCCTGCCAGTTGCAGGCAAGGGAAAGCTCAGCCAATACCTGCGGCGCGCCGTTCTCACCCTCTTCGCCGGTCAGCACCACAGTACAGGGGGTGCAGCACACGGCGGGGGGCACAAGCCGGGGCCACCTCATGGGATCAGCCGGACCGCAAGGCCCGACTGCCTCAGCTGCGCCAGCACGGCATGGCTTGTGGTAACGCCGCCCTGGGTTACGGTTTTGCCGCTGTCAAAGCTCATGCTGACCCCGTTGATGCCATAGCTGGCCAGCGGGCTTTGCAGCATGTCTGCATACTGGGCAAGGAAAACCGCGTGCAGGCAGACGGCTTTCTGGACGCGGCGGCGCTGGAACTCGGTCAGGTGTTCAAAGCCGATGGCAGCAATGCGGCCAAAGCAGAGGTCGTTCACCTCGTCCTCGGCCTGCAAGATCCGCTGGCCGTCATAGGGTTGGCTGCCGTCCGTCAGGGCCATGTAATCGGCTTCGTCAACGTAAGCGCCCATCAGGCAGTGGCCACGTCCACGAATACACTGTCCACCTTGCCGTCCTTGCCGTTCGGGAAGGTAAACACATCGCTCAGTTCGCGTTCCTGGTACAGGTAGCCGTCCCCCTCGGTGTGGGAGCCGGGGTTGAAGTAGTAGATGGAGCTGATCTTGGGCACCAGTTTGGTGGTCAGCGGGGTGGCGATCAGGCAGTTGATCTTGCGGGCCGCAGATGCAGGTTCAAATCCGCCGTCTGCGCTGTCAAACTTGAAAGCATCGTAAAATACTTCATCGTCAATTACTTCCATAACAGGAACGCCGTCAATTTCGGTGATGCGGGTCTCAATGCCAGTGCCGCCGTCAGCAATCTGGGTCACTGCAATGGTGCGGGTAAAGTCCGGTGCCTGTTCCAGTGCATCCATAATGGCGCTGGTTACATAGACGATCAGTGCGCCCTTGGCCTTGTAGCGGCGCAGCTTACCGGCAGACATGCACTTTTTCAGGTAGGCGTATACGTTGGCCTTGGTGATGGTGGCGGGGTCGGTTTCGGTGTGGTAGCCGTTCAGCGCTTTGGCAGTGGCAGCTACCTTGGAGAAGAAAAGCGCGTCCTTTTCGGGTGCGCTCTGGGTCTTGGTAAAGGTTTTGGCAATGTTCTGGATGGATGCAGTGGCGTTGGTTTCGTCCACATCGGCCTTGTCCACCAAAAACTCAATGTCACGGTCATGGGTCACGGTAAACGGGTGGTCGGTCTGGGTGTAAGTACCGCGGTTCCAGCCGCCGTTGCGGCTGTGGTTCTTAAAGCCGCTGGTGCTCATGCTGGTAAAGTGGAAGGTTTTGGCGTCCAGCCACTTGACATTGGTGGTGATAAAGGGGGTGCAAAGGGTTTCCTGCGTCATGATCTCAAGCAGTTCAGGGCTCCAGACCTGCGCATAGTTCAGGGTGTTTGCCATGGTGTCAGGCTCCTTTCAGGGTGGTTATTTGAACCGGTTCCAGCGTTTGGCGCTGGCCGGGTCT